TTCCGTCATCAGTCCTCATCTCCGTAGTAGTGCTTTTCGTACCTGTCGTAGTACTGGAAGCCGTGCTCTTCGATCCGCGCGTGCGGACCTTGCATCGGGCTACGTGCGGTGCCTGGACGGTAGCACAGGTGGAATTGGTCCCGCTTGTCGTTCCACACAGCATCCGTCTGGATTGTGCCGAAGTTGTGGATTTCCCGAGTCTCGTAGATACCTTCGGGAATCCAGACTTCAGTGTCGTGCTGGCGCACCCAAAAGTCGTTCACCTTTTTCCACGTCAGTTGCCGCAGACCTTGGTTGGTGACTTTCCACCGGCTAGCCTGTTCGACCACCTTGAAGATCTTGATTCCGACCGTGATGACCTCGGGACGGATCTTGATTTCCAAGATTTCATCGAGCAACCCGACTCTGATTGCCTGGCCGGTCATCTTTTGCACCGACTGGATCATCTGGAAGCGGGTCGGTTCAGCCTTGACCACCCGCTTCAAGTCGGGCGCATAGGTCTCGATCGGAACAGCGCCTTCACCCCAGCCTTTGGCGAACTCCGGCCAACCGCCAGGGTAGTAGTGGTCGATAGCCTTTTCCGCCTGTTCGGCGGTGAGGTCAGACATATCGACTCCGATTAGCCTCGTGAGATATTCACGAGCGCCTTCATGTTGAACAGTCATTTTAGCCTCCTAGCTTTGATACGACTGCATAGCAAAGGCCCCGCTCTTTAGCGGGGTCTTCACTATGCGGCAGAATCAGAGTGCGCGGATCGACGCCCACAACTCGGTGAACGTCTCCATCGGGATGGCATCGTCGGTCTTGAATGTGACTGACCATTCGCGCACATCCTCTGCGCGTCCGATCAGCTCCATCGTCGGCCAGTAGCCTCCGGTGACATCAGTCTCGTTGTAGAAGATCGCTTCGACCAGCCTGGCGTAGGCCGATTCGACCGAGTCGAACCTTTCTTCGACCAACGGCGGCTCGGACGGGATCTTGTATTCGATCGTCAGTTGGAAAGTCACAGCTTCCACAACCTTTCACCGTCGAACGACTTGGTGCTACCGTCGGCGTACTTGACGGTGAACCAGTGGTTGTGGCGGCAAACGAGACCTTGGGGGCAATCTAACATCGCCCGACTGTTGTGGTCGGTGAACCAGACTCCATCGATCTGGACCTGACCGGCGGGGTGACTTTCCCCGCAGCAGTGGTCGGCGGTGTCGTCGGACAAGACCACACCTTCGATCCACTCGTTCGTCCTGACACGCATATCAGGTTGAACGACGTGACCGTTGGCAGTCACCGACTTATGCATGTTGAAATACATTTTCCAGGCTCCTAGCTTGGATGGGACTAAAGCACTGATCGGGTGATCAGCCTAGGAAACGGCCAGACTAGCTGGCCGCAACCCAGGCGGGTCAATCGTTCCAGAAGAGGTCGATGAGTTCGTTGGCCGTTTCGCCGACTGTTTGGCCGTCAGCCCACGCATCCACGATGAGCCTGTGTTCAGCCTCATCGGGGGAATAGTTGTGACCTAGCCGGCGGGTCAGTCGGGCGTAGACCAACGCTGTGTAGGCACCTTGGGGGATGCCAGCCACGGACGAGGCGCGCCGAAGTTCGGTCTGCGGGGAAAAGCTAGACTTCACAATTTCCCCCTAACGACTGCAACGGCGTAAGCACCCCAACCCCCGCCACCCAAGGTGGCGAGGAGGGCTAGGGTGATCCAGCCTGTTGGGGTGGAGAGGTCGTGGGGACCGCTATGCAAGACGTCCATCAGTTGTCGACGTCTTCCATCTCATCCATGATCTTGTTCAACATGGCGGTGAGGTCTTCGTAGGACTTCAGGCGCAACGCCGAACGCCGCTGGCGTTCGACAGTCTCGCCACGGTACGGGGTGCCAGGCACCTCGTTAGCGATGACCAGATCGATCAGGTCATCCTTTTTGTGGCCGGTGGACTTCCAGTACGCGGAAGAGATGGTTGGACCGGACATTTCAAAGCTCCTAGCTTTTGAAAAAGCCCCCCGACTTTCGGGGATGCGGACTAAAGGGACTCGGAAGCACCTTTAGGTGGCGACCCGGCATCTGGCCGGGTCACCACCTAACGGGACTTTCGGGCGGAAAGTCTGGAATCGGCTAATGCCGACTTTGTGGGCGAAAGTGCTGAACGTCGCATATCGGACTCCCTAGGGCATAAGTCATCCCCCGCCCAATCCGGACGGGGGATGACTTATCGGGTGATCTAGGCGCGAACCGCCGCGACCTTCCCATTGCGGACGGCCGGGACGAAACCGTACTCATCGTGCGATCCGTCATCAGAACGGGTGATAGCGGCACCAATCGCCCCAGTGCTAGGCGAAGTACCGTATTCCGCCGTAATTGCGGCGGAAAGTTCCGAAACGGTCATCGGGTCATCACCTAGGACAGACCCGATCAATGCGGGAACATCGTGCATCTTGGGCGAACGGGTGATTTTGGACTTGGCGACCCGAATCGCCGCATCAGCGACATCTCCGATCGTTTCGGCCGAAACCGCCTGGATTGCGTCTGAATCGACGGAATCCATGCCTTCCGGGACGAAGTCGCCATCGGCCAACAAATCGGCCGCAAGGCGGAGGATTGCGACACGAGTCGCAATCGTGACGGCCGGGTCGATTTCGACCTTTTCGGACGGCTCGGCCACGGCGCACACATCGTCCAAATAGGACTGAAGGGACGCCGCGTCCTCAAACCGACCTTCGCGGACGGAATCGGCAATGCCGTCTTTTACGGCATTCCGGACTTTTGACCGACCGGAACGATCCAACGCAAGGAAGGCATCGCGGGTATAACGGTCGGAAAGGGCAATCGTGGGCATATCTACTCCAAATGGGACAAGTCGTGACGGGTCACCCCCTAACGGGGTGACTTGGACCGTGAACGAATTGACCATGGGTCAATCGTAACTCTTGGCGCGATAGATCGTGCAACGAAATCCGTTGTTTGGGGGGTCAATTCCGGCGGATCTGCGACGTCAAAAGACGCGATTCCGCGGATACCGTTGTGCCGATTCTTTATGTCCAAGATGTCCATGAGCTAGATCGGCGGAATTGCGGATATCGTTGTGGATTGAGTCACATCTCGCAACGGAATCCGCAATGCATACCCGTTCAAACAACGGTATCCGTTGCGGCAGTCCTACAAGTCCGATGGTGAACCCTATGTCCCAATTACACATAGTGACACGACGATATCCGAAGAACGGATCTCGTTGTTTGGGGGGTCGCACACAACGATATCCGTTGCGAAATTCTTAATCGAACAGGTGTTCGATATGGGTATGCATACGTATGCGTAGGGGATGCATATATGCATCTGCCCCATGTAAGTCTATTGACATAGGGGTCTTTCTACGGGGGGGCATAGTCTAGTAAGTTGATAGTCTTACATGCACACCCATACCCTAGTAAGTCACTAGGCTTACATGGTAGGGATAGTCTAGTAAGATGATGGACTTACTACCTACCCGTATATGTCTATGTCTATCAGAATACTACACATGAATACATCTGTATGTCTATCAGTCTAGTACGGTATGGTGATAGTGTAGTAAGTCTAGCGACTTTGGTCGCGCGCAACACACCCAGGTGTCTAAAGTCTAGCGACTTACACGACATAGGGTTAGTGTAGTAAGTCTATCGCCTTTGTAGACGAGCTATAGCGTGTAAGTCCATCTGTTTACATGACATTGAAAGTCGTGTGAGATGATAGACATTCGGCGATAGTCTACATTATCGATCAACTTACATCGACTTTCGCGTCGTGCAACAATGCGAATGTCTACAAAGTCGCGTGACTTACACGCCGGCTAGATTCGGATTCGAAGACGTGGATATCGAATATCTTGACGTCAAGAAAATCCGGGGTGGGGGGTCGCGCGCACTACTCTTCACCCTCGCCGTATGCAGCATAATTTCAAGCTTTTTCTGCCTACAAAGTCTTCAAAAGACGCCATGAAGGGGGCAGAACTGCACCAGCTCCGACCAAGAGTACCTAGAATCGGAGTATTTAAGCTCCAAAGATAATTAGTATCAGGTGTTGACGGGTTGGTGACGGGTTGTTGACAGGTTGTTGACACATTAAAAGCCCAGCGTATAGGGGGTTTTAGGGGTCAGGAACCTAATTCGTCAACAGGTTTAGCCAGGATGTGTGTGTAGCCCTTGGGGGTACGAACCCCCGTTGACACATTCAAGAATTGGCATCGAAAAGCGGCGCTGACCTGCGGTTATGGTGTGTCAGCAATGTGGCCTCTAACCCGTCAACAACGTGAAAGTCGCAATCGTTAAAAATCATGTTGACAGGTTAGTGACGAATTGTTGACAAGTTAAAGTTGATACCATTTTCCGTTGAGTTGACAGATTGTTGACGAATTAGCTGAATGAGAGCCGATACTAGGCGCACCGTGTTGACAGGTTATTGACGAATTGTTGACAGATTACCTGTGCCCGGTTCCCATGGCTGGAGACTCGGGCAAAGCGGGCAGCCGTCGATAGTGGTGCTGGACTATCGACAGTGTTGTCTGGTACGCTCTGTCTATGAGGTGTCTGGACCTATACTGTGGCGCGGGAGGCACTGGGGCCGGGTATGCCAGGGCCGGCTGGGAGGTGACTGGCATCGACAAAGTCGCGCGCGCCTGTGGGTATCCTGCGGGACGGTTTATCAAAGGGGACGTGCTCAGTTGGATCAAAGATGTAGACTGGTTACGGACTTTCGATTTTATTCATGCGAGTCCGCCATGCCAGGCACTAACACGGTCCACGACACTCGGGTGGGCGCAGTGGGGCGGGACAGCCGAACAGCCGGATCTGATCCGAGTGACTCGTCAAGCTCTTGTGGAATCAGGAATCCCATACGCGATAGAGAATGTAGAGTACGCGCCAGTTCGGCACGACCTTGTTCTATGCGGATCGATGTTTGGACTTGGAGTAGAGATAGATGGAATATTTCGCCAACTGAGAAGACATAGGGCGTTTGAATTAACCACCCGACTTCCTCTGCCGTCGGCCTGCGATCATTCACTCGGAAGAGCGGTAGGAGTATACGCCGCCAAGGGAGACTCGGTTCCTGGGGGAGGAGAGACTGTGCAAACTCTGAAACAGGGTCAGATAGCGATGGGTATTGACTGGATGAATTGGCGTGCTCTAACCGAGGCCATCCCGCCAGCATATACTGAGTGGATTGGTCAGAAAATGTTAGAGCACCTTGAGGGAACTCTTCGACCGGCGAATCCGTGGTGGATTCCGAGTCCCCTTCAAAGCAGGTACAGGTAGGACAGTGCTTCCAGTGTTTCTCAGGCATAGTAAGTCAGAGCTCCCACTACGATTAGAAGAATGATGCATAAGAGGAAAGTTGCGAGAAACCACCTCTCCCACGGTTCCATTCCATCTGGATCAAAGAGGCCCATCAGTCTAGCCAGACCGGCCACACCGGCAAGCAGGGAGCCAGAATAAAGAAGATGGTAAAGCCGATAACTGCCAGAATCCGGTCAGTCCAGCGCAGAGCTTTCTTCATGACACAAGCTTCTTTTCAATAGAAAAGAGCCGCTGAGCTTCGACCATAAAGAACAGAAGCGGCACATCGAACCGCCTCGCCGGGTGCCAGCGTCGGTACTCGGAGGTGCTCAAACGGTTGGCGAAGTCACGATTGGCCTTGGTACAGAGAGGGCCGTGGCACCCCACTTCGTAGGTCTTTCGGTGCAGGTGAGATCGTGTTTTGAAATCTTCATCCAGAATTTCACGGCACACATCACGCCATAATTGAGGTAGCTCAGACAGAATATCGGGGTCGGTGATGCCTAACTCCGGTGGTAAGGTTGGGTAACTCACTAGTCTCTCACCACCCTGTATCGTGCCGTCTTTGGTCCTGTCTTGCTATGATCCATCTTCTCCAGTTCAATTTCTTCCAGAGCTACCATGGTTTCCAGAGTCTTCTTGATCGCTTCAGGTGGATAATTCTTCCTAGCCATATAGCGCCGAAGATCACGTACTGTTGCGCCACGCTTGGTTTGCTTCTCATGCCTCATCACATGACGCTTGATCTCACGGTTTATCTCATGGCCCATCGTTATGCCAATCTGGTCATTCAGAATCGCATAACAGTTGATGACGTACTTGAACAGACGCTCTACTCTACCTACGAGTTTTGCGTCTGCGGTTTTGCGCTTCTCGTTGATACAGAACAGCAGAATCAGTTTCTTGAACAACAGATCGAGCCGCTTCAGGAGGTCTGTATCATCTCGGGCTTGGGTGGGGTAGAGAACGTCTTGATAGAAGTGATTGAGGGTGTCAAGACCATCATCAGTCATGGTAATGACTTTTTCTTTGCCGGCCCAGCCGTAGACCTTCTTTAGCCTTTCCTTGGCCGTCTCCAAGTCAATGACTCTGGAGGAATGAACACCACCGAGTACTTCACGTTGCTTTGGAGGTCCACCAGCGAAAACCCACCTGTTGAGGAATCCTGAACCAGTGTCAGCTCTGGCCAGGATGGTTCGGACTGCTCGGGGCTGAGTACTAGCCGTGAGGGAACAGAAGGGAGAATGGGCGACATAAGCTCCATGAGTAACCGATCCCGTCGAGACGAGTCTGCGTGTGTCTGCGAAAGCCATAATCGTAGTCTTAAGCGTACTGCCTTGTCGATTGGCCCTTGCCAGTAGTCCGGCGAACTCATCAAAGTCGACGATTCCGTTAATCGGTTTGCTGCCGAGTGAAATCTTGGGGTTGGATGGGTCACGAGCCTCGTACTGAAACTCCCGAATGAGGAACTCACCAGAGGCTGGCAGGCTGACAATCTTGACTCCGGAGGTATCCATCCCGGAGTCTCTAAAAGGCATAACAGCCTCGATGACCTCATCGAGCCAATACCTTGAGCTACTTTTTCCAGTGCCCGTTCCACCAAGGAGGCAGACAAGGAGATTGCCGTAGACAGGTCTTTTATCAGTGAGAGTAATGTTTCGACCTGCGGCGTGTCCGAGAGCGAGTAAGCCATGCCAGAAATGATATTCTTCGGGGGAGTCGTCATTGCTGCAGGCTTCCATGTATTCATAAAGAAAGGTCTCTTCGGGGATGGTTTCTCGCCACTTGATTGATGGGTAGTTGAAGACTTCTTGATCTTCGTCTTCACCCTCGTCGGCATACAGAACTGCAACAGATGACCCCTCGTCGAGGGGGCCGGAATTGTCCTCTTTGTCGGGTTCGGCAGGATTTGCGCTCGAGGAGGGTTCTGAATCATCTTCCTGGTAGATGATGGTTCCGCCTGGAACAGTCTTGAATCGCCAACCAAACGACTCAGCCATCTCCCTGCGTAACTCGTGGAAGGAGTGTCCATCCTTATAGCCAGGGACTGGGTATCGGAAGTGGAACGCGGCGATATCATACTTGTCGCCGCCTTCTTGGCAACCGCCGCAGAACCAAGTCTGCTTATCGGTGTTGATCCAGGCTGAGGGGCGCTTATCTGGATGATCAGGCTTGGGGCATGAGATCATAATGCCCTCTGTGCGCCGCACACCGGGAGAAGGCTTCATCTTGCCGCACCACTTGGAATAGGCAGCAAGAATGTCGATCTTGTCGATAGCCTCATCTACCTGTTGATCCTCTTCGGATCGCTCGGGTCCAGGATCAGGGACGTCGGCAGAAGTGTCGAAGTCGGGTGGATCAGGAGGGAGTTCGCCCCGTTCTTGGAGCAGCCTTCGCCTTCGCTCGGCGAAGTCATATTCAGGAGCCATGGAATACCCACATGGCAAAGATTGAAACCAGCACGCCGAGGACCATTCCTAAGAAAACAGACAAGTAGATTGTCAGTTGGTAGGTGTGAGTTCGGACCACAGTATATTCAGTACCATCGTCTTTAGTGAACATAGGAGCGTCGTTCATCCCAGCCGGTAGGCAGCACCCAGGCCCTTTAGGGCCTGAGTGCCGCCTCCTCCCCTCTCGTTTACCGCGTGTTGACCTTCTTCACGGCGGGTCCGACAGGCACGGTACGAGTACCGTTGCGGTCTGTGATCTTGACCTCTACTTCAGAGACGGTGATTGGAGTCAGCGTCTCTCGGCTCCATACGTCTTTGTCTCGGTAGACCAGCACCGTCGCAGTACCAGCGTCGAGTTGGGCCTTGTTCTGTACCAGCTGCCACTGAACGTCGGTGTTGCCAGCAGGCGGCTCCACCTTGAGTCCGACAGGCTTCGGTTGGTAAGCACCAGTGCCTGCGGGATCTTTCATCGGGGCCAGAAGGGCCTGCATGGACGCAGCTGCTGCCTTCTGCGTCCATGTTGAAGGATCAGTCGGGTTGGTGGCTCCAACACCTTCGATACCGAAGCGCTCTTCATGCGCCGTCTGGCTCTGACTGTCATCGAGGTGTTCGTAGTAGCACAATCCGACAACATCGTGATCAGTTCCACCCTTGACCGTGGTGAGGAACTGCAGGTAGGCACGAGGCGCGTAGATGCCTGCCACCTCTGGTGTCACCGGCTTGTGGCCAGCACTTGTCTTCATTGCGTTGTGGTAGCCCCACTCCGTCACCCAAGATGTGTAGTCTGGTCCGTAGGCAGACTTCATCAGGCCGATGCGAGCGTCAAGCTGTCGCAGCGGATACGACCCGCCTGGATAGGAGTGCTGACCGCTGATCGTCTGGTGGGACAGGATGCCGGCAGCCTTGAGCTGGTGGTAGTGCTTCGGTCCACCAGACGGATTCGACTGTGTGTAGGACTGATCTGCGGCAATGTCGTGAAGAGACGGTCCCACAATGGGAATGTTCTCCAAACCAGAACCAGGCTTGCGTGCGGCATCCCACATCGCCTTCTGGTGAGATGCCGTGATGGTGGCCCAGTTGCTGACGACCGCTGCGCCGGATCGGTTGTGGTTCGGCTCGTTGATGCCTTCCAAGGCGATCATCACATCGGGGTACTTCTGACCGATGGTTGCGACTCGCTGTGCTGTGACTGCTGGCGTCTGATCAGTGACAGCATCGCCTTCACCTGTACAGGTGGCGATCCAGCCGATTTTGTGTTTGCGGCACTCGGCAGCCCAGGCATCAGCGACAGTACCCGTCGGCATGGCGCCTCTGATGTGGCCGAAGCCCATATCGGCGACCCGCTGCATGGCTTCAGGTGCGTTCTCGACCTTGTAGACCTTGGACGGCGTGTTGAAGTTCGGGTGCGTACAGAGGCCGGCACGAGCGCGGAAGGCCGCAGCTGAGATCGGTGTGACTTGCGGCAGCGTCTTGGATTCGTCTACCGGCGGCGGGGGAGGCGGTTCTTCTACCTTCTCCAGCTCTGCGATGTATGCCTTTTGGTCAGCGATTGTCTTCTCGTAGGCAGCGTCTTCGGTAGCGTCAGCAGACTCAGCGGCTAGCCGAGCAGACTCGGACAGCGCCAGATCCTTCTTGGCGGTGGCCAGTTCTGCGGCCTGTGAGACGTCTTCGGCGTCCTCGGCCTTGCGCTCAGCCTCTAGGGTGACCTGGAAGTTCACAAGAGCTGTGTCAGTCTTGGAGCGATCTGGATTGGTTGGTTCGGTGGTCATTGTTGTCCAATCTCAAGCAAAAGGGTTGCCCGATTCGAGCAAACGAACCGGGTCAGGGTGGGGACTCATGACTCCCATAGGCGAAGTCAGATCCAAGAAGAAAGTGGGATCGTTAGATTTCAGGTTCCTCCCTAGCGGCAGACGAAGAAGATTGCCGAGGTCTTTGCCATCCAGAGACGGCTGTTTAGGAAATGCCTCGACAGAAAAGCTGGGGTAACCCGAAACGGGGTCCTGGTTCCGGTGTTGGAAAAAGACCTTCCCACGTAAAGGTTCAAACTGGTCTAGCGTGTCAACCGCAAGGAGAGCACCTTCGTGGACTTGAAGAGCAGGTGCATCTCCCATGAATCCGTAGACGTGTATGCCTTTACTGCCTGAATATGCAACTGCACAGCCAAGCTCCATGTCTTTGGTGATGACTCTGGCGAACATGGTAGCCAGCATTTTCATTTGGTACTTGTACCACTCACGCGCTTCAGTGGCTGTTCTGTCTAGCCACAGTTCCCGCGGCTGTCCTTCGTGAACGATCGGCTCACATTCGGGACCATTCTCGATCCAGTAGCCTTGTTTTTCAAGGTCGATATCCAGAGCAAAGACTCTGGCGCGGTCGTCACCGTCGATCAGGTAGTGACCGTAAGTAGCATCACCTGCTATATGAGCGTTCAGATGGCTCATCTTGAAGCCTAAGCCATGTTGGGACTTGTCCCTCAATTCTCGATCAGGCGACCATGCGCCGGATGAGAACTGTACGGCTTTGACGTCACGTCTTTGGATGAATCTCTTGGCAATGAGTGAAGGTAAGTCAGAAGTCACGATCGTCCTTAGTGCAGTAAGTCGATGCGGTGTTACCTTACACCCTAGCGCGTGGCCGGGGGGCTGGTCAAGGACACTGGTGGACAAATTGTGTGACGATAGTGTAGCCTGCTGACAGTCGCGAGCCTCGGTAAGTTGTCCGTCCAGTGCTCATGCGGTGTGTTAGCAGATGCCCCGACAGTGCAGGTCGGGGCATCTGCGCTTTTCCAGGTGCTTGCATTCCCCTAGCGGGTGTGCCTATGCTCTACGGAGGGGATGCGTGACTCTGGGAGGAAATAAGAATGGGTGAATGCTGGCTGCGTAACCCCTTCAACTATGCACGAGAGGTAGCCGAGGTCGGTCACCTCCTTATCGCTTGGGATCGTGGGTTACTTGTCAAGAAGGTTATTGATCCTGAGAAGCACGCAAAGTTGTTCTTTGGTGAGCATGGGTCTTGGCGGTTACTCTTGGTCGGAGAACAGGGCACCGCTGAATTAGACCATCAGCATGGCTTTACGAATCCGAAGGCTGTGTATCCCACCTGGAAGTATGGAGAGTCCTTCGAGTTGCTTGAAGAGATGATCCAGTTCCCGCTAGGACAGGATGAGGAAGCTTGCAATGCGGACGTGCCCCCTGACCAAAAACCAGTGTACGGTCAAGACCACAGAGTCTTGCTCACGGAGTTGCCGTCTGCTCAGCTCTCGTCTACAAAAGCTTTTCTCCGACGAATCACGGAACTCCAGGAGGACTATCCTGATTGTAAGATCCACATTCACGGAACATACTCCTGGCGTGTCGCGTTTGGCCTTGGCTTTGCATCGGCAGATGTTGACCCGAGAGTCGATGCAGCGAAGGGGAAGGTGATCTTGCCGACAGGTAAGATCATGCCATACGAGAAGGCGATCGGTTCGCTCCAGTGGATCAATCTGATGGATATGAGCTTTACCGATCTGAAGATACCTCGGAACCGTTGCATGTTCAACATCAAGTCTGCAGTTTGGGCGGCGAAGCACTTTGAAGAGAATATTCGTTTCAAGTCTCGTGGTTCTGGAACGGTCAATCACAGTAGTCCTATGGCTATCACTCCTGTTGGTAAGTCATTCCACTCCGGGAACGTGAAGGCGCAGCCCGGTGACAAGATCATCTGCAACTCTTGTTCGCTCGCACAGGGCTGCAAGTACTACCGAGAAGGAGCTGTGTGTTCCGTGCCTGGTACAGATTCTTCTGCCCTTGCAAAGGCGTTTCAGTCTCGTGACTCCGACCGTATCATCGACGGTCTGGGCAGCTTGATGGCGGTCGGAGTCACGCGCACCGAACGAGCTCTGAATAACGAAGAGGAGTACGACGAGGTCGATCCTGAAGTGACGAAGATGCTTAATCAGCTCTTCCAACAGGGGGAGAAACTGGCGAAGCTGGTCAATCCGGCTCTCCGTGGTGGGACGCGAGTTCAGGTCAACGTCGGTGCCAACGGAGCCGCTATCCAGAATGGAACTCCCAACCAGCTGGTGGCTTCAGTCATTGCATCGTTCGAGGCTCGTGGCATTGACCGCAAAGATATCACTCCAGCCATGATCCAGGAGGAGATGGCTGCGAGAGTTCATGAGCCTGAGCAGATCACAGCTTCGGGCACTACTATCTCAGGCACCGTGGAGTCCAGTAGTGAACTTTGATCCCAGGGCCATCCAAGCAGAACTGGAGTGGCTACAAGACAACCTTGCGTTCCAGGAGAAGCCGGCCAGTATCGTTGAGTTCCTGGGGCCAGGCTATCTGAACATCGAGAAGGGCGTTAGGCCCGGCATCAGGACTGAACTGATAACGATGTTCGGAACTGCCGTGAATGCTGAGCGCATCGCGCTCTACCGCTGGGCGATGTTCACAGGTGCTATCGGTATTGGTAAGACGACTCTGGCGTCTATCACTCTGCCGTATATGTGTCATTGGGTGCTGTGCTTGAAAGATCCGCAGGACTTCTATGATCTACTGCCAGGGTCTCGCATCGCATTCATGCAGATGAGTACTTCCGAAGAACAGGCTAAGGAGGTTGTCTTCGGTGATATCAAAGCCAGAATCCAGCACTGCCAGTGGTTCCAAGAGAACTACCCCTACGACCCCAGCTTCAAAAACCAGATCCGCTTTGAGAAAGACGTCTGGCTTATCCCCGGTAACAGTGCTGAGACTGCGTTCGAGGGATATAACATCTTGGGGGGTATCCTCGACGAGGCTGACTCTCATAAGATAACCAAAGACAAGGATTACGCCGAGCAGGGCTTCGACACGATCAACAGTCGTATTGACTCACGATTCGAGGACAAGGGCTTCCTCATCGTGATTGGCCAGATGAAATCAGCTACCGGCTTCGCCAAGAAGAAGTACGACGAGATGAGGCGCGATAAGGAGAACGCACATACTGTCCGTATGACGATCTGGGAGTCACGCGGCTGGGAACGGTACACATTCCCCAATGGAGAACGTGACTCATTCTGGTATGACACCAAGCGTAAGAACATCGTCCCGACACTTTCAGCCAAGCTGATTCAGGCTACGTCCGACAACTTGATTGAGATTCCCAATGTCTTTCGCAAGAACTTTGAGAACAATCCCGAAAAAGCTCTACGTGACCTGGCTGGTATTCCGCCGGCATCTGGCGACACTTTTATCTCGCTCAGTTACAAGCTAGAAGAAGCCGTCGAGCGTTGGGTCGAGCGTCACGGTCCTACGTCTCCGGTAAATGAGGATCCTGTTAGGCCGCAGTTTGCGGAATGGTTCAAAGCGCAGGAGTCGCTGCGCAGGGCAATGCACCTAGACATTGCATACTCCCCTGATGGCGATGCTCTCGGACTGGCCATGGGCCATGTGAACCACATGATAGAGATCGAGGGTGAGCAGAAGCCATACATCGTCTTTGACTTCCTTCTTCGCATGGTCGCACCCCCAGGACACGAGATTTTGCTCCAAGGTGTGCGTCAGATGATCTACATGCTGAAGGATGAGAGGCTATTCAAGATTCGTAAGGCGACGATGGACGGCTTCCAGTCTACTGATACGAAGCAGCAGCTCCGTAAGCACCGGATCAACACTGAGATGCTGTCGGTGGACAAGAGCAAGCTACCTTACGAAGATCTGCGTGACGCTATCTACGAGGACCGGATCGAGTTCCCGCCCTATTGGACTTACCTCAAGAAGGGTGGATCGGAGAAACTCCAGATCGCTATCAAAGAACTCACCGAACTCGAGGACACTGACAAGATGGTGGACCACCCGGTTGGAGGCTCCAAAGACGTTGCCGATTGCATGGCCGGAGTCGTCTATACCCTGATGGGTGACCGATCGTACAGGCGTCGTATATCCTCTCAGGAGCTACTTGCAGAGCAACGAGATAACACCGACACGCAAGATCCATTCAGCTTGGCGTGGGATCACAAGCAACTCAATGTGTCTCCTCTCGCTGGCGGTATGCACGCGCCTCTTCCGCCTACGACACAAGGCACTGACTTGCATATGCCTATCCCGCCTCGCTTAGCCCCGAGAAGGGATCGCTAGTGTGACAGGCTTGCTTGGGCCAGACGGAAGGCCCATCAGTTCGAAGTCATTGCAGAACAAAAAAGCTCCTCCGCCGAAGCTTGGTGAGGGTTATGCCGCTGGGTGGACTGGCGAGGATATTCGATACCTCCAACTCCCCGGCGGTGGAGCGTTACAGCTCAATCTCGATACCCTGACGTTGAACGACTTTCGTCAGATGAAGGACCACTACCAGATCAATTCATCCCTGTCTGTGCTGACTTTCATGTTGCACCAGATGGAGTGGCACATCGACTGCGAGGACAAGAAACAGGGAGACTTCTACGAGGAGAGTCTCAATAATGTGTGGACTACACTCGTTCGGGCAATGTCAAAGGCGTTTTGGTCAGGATACTCCCCAAACATTCTGCAGTGGGACAACGATACTCCGAACCGTCGAGTTGTCCTCGATAAGATCAAAGACCTCTTTCCAGAAGATGCTCGCGTTCACTGGAAGACCGTCGATGGCTTCGCTCCCGGCACTCCCAACGCGCCAGAGGCGCACACCGTAAAGCCGAAGGTCAAGATCTATGACGGAATCGATCAGTTCGGCTTCGGACACGTTCCAGTCGGAAACACCTTCTGGTATCCTCTCCTCATGGAGGAAGGAAACCACTATGGTCGCAAACTCATGCGACCTGCGTTTACCAGCTGGTTTTTCTCTATTCTACTTCACTTGTTCGCCAACAGGTATTACGAGCGATTCGGTGAGCCAACTCCAGTCGGTCGAGCGCCCTTCGATGAGACGTACACGATCGATGGAGAGGATATTACTGGACGAGCTCTGATGGCGAATGTCATTCAGCAGCTTCGTAACAGGGGTACTGTTCTTCTCCCTGGCGACAAGACTCCCTTTGGTGATGAGACAAATCCCAGCTACGACTACACGCTGGAGTATCTCGAATCACAGATGCGTGGTGCAGACTTTGAACGGTACATGACACGACTCGATGAGGAGATGAGCCTTGCGCTGTTTACTCCTATCCTTCTGCTTCGCACAGCCGACGTCGGGTCGTACAACTTGGGTACGCAGCACACCCAGACCTATCTCTGGTTGCTTAATGCAATCTCAGGAGACTGGGCGACGTACATCAACAAGTACCTCTTGCGTCCTATGCGAGATTATAACTTCGGCACAAACGCAGACCTTCCCAAGATCAAGTTCCGCAAGACCGGCAAGGAGAACCGAGATCTCGTCAGGGACATTGTGATGGCGATGCAAGGTGCCGGAACTCTCAAGCCTGACATTCGAGAGCTTGGTGAGATGACTGGCATGAGCTTCGAGGAGATCGAAGCTGTCACCGCTCCCGAGGAAGAGCCTGATTCCGAGACTAGCGAGGATACAACCAAGCAGAAGCGTCCTGACAGTCTGAACGGCGTCTATGGTGTGATGGATCAGATCTGCCTTCGTATCGAGAACCAGGCCAAAAATGCTTTTAGGAAGGGGACGTTCAACAAGGACTTCAAGTTCAGCATGGGATATCGTCGGCAGTTGCAAGAGGCTGCTGAAGAAGCGGGAATCACGAGTCCTATTGCATACACAGCTCATATCTATGCTGTCATGGATGAGTGGTTGAAAGACATTGCTTCCATCGGTGCGAGTGAGAATGCTTCTGACTTCATGAAGCGCTTCAAGTCCATTCTCTACAGTATGGTTCGTCGATGAGGCATGAGCGAGAGCTCCGTTGCTTCTGTCGTCGTAAGCCATTGCTAGCGACTTATGGTCTTGACAACTAGG